CTAGAAATTCACAATTCAAGGTAGATTAAGAAACATGGCACAACGTGGGAGAAAGATAGATTCAAAGAGACTGGCGCAAGTTGCCGAGTTGGAAGCGTTGCGACGCAGTTCACGTGAGTATAGACCATGGATGTATGGCAGAAACTCCAAGTTACTGCGCAGTGAAATCAACATCAAATGGTGCGAGGATTTCCTGAAAATCCCGGAAGGCAAGTTTGTCGGCCAAGAGCTGAAGCTGCCGGAGTACATGAAAGAGGACTTCCGTAAGATATACGATAACGAGCACGGCACGCGACGGGCGATCATCAGCCGCGGACGAAAAAATGCCAAGACCACCGAGGCTGCGATGCTGGTGCTGCTGCACCTGTGCGGTCCTGAGGCCGAGAACAATCCCAACGCCCAGATTTATTCCGATGCCCAAAGCCGCGATCAGGCTGCACTGATTTTCAATCTGGCAGTGAAGATGATCCGGCAGGACCACATGCTGTTTGATGCAATTACGATCCGCGATTCCCACAAGATGCTGCAATGCGGATTACTTGGCACCACCTATCGGGCGCTCTCGGCCGAGGCGACGACTGCCTTTGGCCTTTCACCGGCATTGATTATCCATGACGAGCTCGGTCAAGTCAGGGGTCCACGTTCGACGCTGTACGAGGCGCTGGAAACGGCGACGGCGGCGCAGGCGAACCCGCTCTCCATTATCATATCCACGCAGGCCCCCAATGATAATGATCTACTATCGGTTCTGATTGACGACGCGCTTGGCGGCCACGACAAGCACACGATCATCCGGCTGGACCATGCCGACACGTCTTTCGAGGATCCGTTTAGCGAAGCAGCGATCCGGGCCGCCAATCCTGGATTCGATGTTTTTATGAACAAGGACGAAGTGCGCAGCATGGCCGAGAATGCACGACGCATGCCGGCCCGGCAGGCCGAGTACGAGAATCTCGTGCTCAATCGCCGGGTCGAAATCAACAATCCGTTTGTCAGCGCGCCAATGTGGAAGGCGTGCGGGGAACCTGTTGGTGACTTGCGTCCGGTTGACGTCTACGCAGGTTTGGACCTGTCGTCGGTGCAGGATCTGACAGCGTTTGTGATGATCGGCCGCATCGAACGTTCCTGGCACGTGCAGCCGACGTTCTGGTTGCCGGAAGAAGGTTTAAGGGAAAAGGCAGAACGCGACCGCGTGCCTTATGACTTGTGGAAGACTCAGGGCTACTTGAACACGACTCCGGGCAATTCCGTCAGCTACGAATACGTGGCACAGCGAATCTACGATTTGTTTGGCCGCTACCAGATTCGCAAGATTGGTTTCGACCGATGGGGAATGAAGTACTTGCGACCGTGGCTGATCAAGGCCGGGTTCACCGAGGAGATTATAGACGACGTGTTCGTGGAAGTCGGGCAGGGAACGCAAACCATGACGCCGGCGCTGCGGGACCTTGAGCAGGCCATTGTCGAGCGCGAGATTGCCCATGGCAATCATCCGGTGATGGCGATGTGCGCAGCCACGGCCATCATCGAAGGTACCGACGCCGCCCGCAAGTTGAGCAGGGGCAAGAGCACCGGACGCATCGACGGTATGGTGGCATTGGCGGATGCGTTCTCGGTGGCGCCGTTGCAGGCGAGGGCGATAGATGTGGAAGCATTGATCGGATAGTACAAATGATAGATGTCGATGCACACTTTATTCCGCCCTATACTTTTAAGAAGTTAAACGAAGCTTGTGGTATCTTGAATCATGCATGGGGATCCGGAAATACTTTTTTGGTGGGTTCCGCTTTGGATAGTTCCTATTTTCGAGATCTGGATGTTCGAACAGTTTGTGATCGCAAATACGAGCGTGAATTAATAAATCTTTTGAACGTCGTTATCAGTTACTATCTCAGTAACAGAACCGGCTATCCGGTGGATTTTCAAATGAGAACTTCTCAGGCGATGGTCGAACATAAAGGCAAGCGTTTTGCTCTTTGTGTTGGTCTACCGCCCATGGTTGTAAGCGTTACGCGTCATCTTACTGATACAGGTTAGTGATGGAGACTGTCAGCATATGGCCGCCGCAGGTTAGCGGGCAGTTTTCCCGGTACCTTGGCGCCACGGAGTGCTCGATATTGATCGAGCTCGTCAAGAGCGTGAATCCAAAGGTGATGATAGAGTTCGGTTGCAACCAAGGGATTACGGCACAGCGTGTTTTGGACAATGTGCCAACGTTGCAGAAATATATCGGCGTTGACGTGCAGTCCGATTTTCCGACGACGCTGCAATGCCAGCTGACGGAAGTGCCGCAAAATGCCGGCTGCTATGTTGACGATAAACGTTTCTTTATTTTGCTACGGCCGACGCAGCACCTCGAGGCCGACGAGCTGGAACCGTGCGATGCGGTGTTCATCGACGGCGATCACAGTTTTTATGCCGTTACGCACGAAAGTGAAATGGCCATGCAGTTGGTTCGGACTGGCGGCATTGTCGTTTGGCACGATTTTCAAAATCCGGCGGTGGAAGTGACCGCAGCCTTGCTGAAACTGGAAGCCCAAGGATGGCCGATCGTCAGCGTAAGAAATTCGTGGCTGGCGTTTATGCGAAAGTGATCGACACAATAAAAAGGAGCAAGTGCTATGGCAGAATTTATTATCGTTGATGGTCCAACCATTGCCGCGAGCCAGCCATGCCGATGAAACCACACAAGGGTGAATCGCAGCAGGATTTCATGGCCCGTTGCGTGCCGGAGATGATCGGCACCGGCGACGACAAGCGACCGCAGGAACAGGCAGTTGCGATTTGCATGGACATCTGGCGCAACAAGGACAAGACCAAGCAGGACGCCGACGAGCTCGATCCCAGCGATTACGATACCTATGAAGATTTTATGGATGATTGCATTGACCAGCTGGGTGATCAGGATGCATGTGATACCATGTGGAGCAACAGGTCGATGAAACAGCAGGTTAAGTTTAAAACCCATGCGTCCGAAGAAGGCGGCATGGAGTTCGTGCTGTCCGACGAGACGCCGGATCGCATGGACGATGTTATTATGAGTGACGGCTGGAACCTGGAGAATTTCAAAAAGAATCCGATTGCGCTGTTTGGCCATCGCAGTGATTTCCCGATTGGCAAATGGCGCAACCTACGGGTTGAGGACAAGCAGCTGAAGGGATATTTGCAGCTGGCGCCGAAAGGGACATCGCCGCGCATCGACGAGATTCGCACGCTGGTAGAGGCCGATATTTTACGTTCGGTTTCCGTCGGCTTTATTCCGCTGGAAGATCAGCCTCGCAAAGAAAGCAAGTGGGGCAGTATCTTTACCAAATGCGAATTGATCGAGACCTCGCTGGTCTCGGTGCCAGCTAATCCGAACGCCTTGGCAGTAGCCAAGAGTTTGAAGATTTCAAAAGATACGATCAGCATGGTGTTTGGCGAGCATGCCAGCAGCACCGTGGTAAGAGCAGTTCAACTGCCGCAATCGAGTGATCATAATAACGACGATGCAATCCGCGGCGAGCATGCCAACAAGCGGGGTGCAGGCGAGAAACAAACTGGCGAGCATGCCGATATGAAACATCCAATCAGGAAAGGGCAACCAATGTTGCTCAGTCAGCGAATCCAGGAAGCGGAGAAAGGAATCGTCACGCTTCAAGAACAACTCGACAGTCATCTGGAGACTGTCGATGATAGCAATCCGACTGAAGAGCAGATGGCTATCACTGAGGACTTAACGGCCAAGATCGAAATGCGTCAGCGCAATCTCGCCAGCCTCAAGGCCATCGAAGTCAAGAACGCTTCGGGAGCCGAGGATGCCGGTAACATGGTGCGACGCAAGCCGGGTGATTCAGTTCGGCCGCCGGCAAATATTGTATTGCGACAGACAAAGAAGCCGGAACCGCTGGATTATCTTTGGCGTTCTGCGGTGATTGCAGGCATAGCGAAGTCTTCCGGTCGCAGCATCGACGATACTCGCCGCAAGATTTACGGCGACGATGAAGCTACCAGAGTGGTTAGCGATCTTATATTGAAAGCGGCTTCGGCACCGGCAGAGACCACGGTGGCGGGATGGGCTCAAGAGTTGGTGCAGACCATCTGGGCAGACTTTATGGCCGTGCTATACCCGATGAGTGTGTTCCCGAAGCTTTCGGCCAAGGGATTGGCGTTGACGTTCGGCGCCAATGGCAAGATTGTGATTCCTACCCGTAACCTAACTCCGGCGATTGCTGGCAGTTTCGTTGGCGAAGGTTTACCGATTCCGGTCCGGCAAGGTGCATTCGCCAGTCAAACGCTTACGCCAAAGAAGATGGCTGTTATCACGACCTGGACACGTGAAATGGATGAGCACAGCACTCCGGCTATTGAAGGATTGTTGCGAGCGGCCATTTTGGAAGATACGTCAATCGCGCTGGATACGATCTTGCTCGATAACAATGCCGCAACCACTATTCGGCCGCCCGGGCTGCGTTCCTATCAGACAGGTTTGACGGCTTCGGCCATCGCCGGCAATGGCTATGCCAATTTCATTGCCGACTATGCGGCACTCTATGGCCAGCTACTTACATTGACGAACGGCAATGTGCGTAGCCCGACCTTGATCTGCAATCCGATCAACTTACTGCAACTGAGCCTGCAACAGCCTCCGGCTGCGGCTGCTCCGTTTCTGCCGCTAATGACGATGATTGATGCTGGTCGAATACTCAAGGCCGACCTGATCGAGTCATCGACGGTGACGGCTGGCACGGCAATCATGGTCGATGCGGCCGACTTTACTACGGCCGGACAAGAAGGGCCTCGTCTGGAGATTTCCGATCAGGCGACGCTGCACATGGAAGATACCAATCCAGCTGATATTGTCGGTGGCGCATCGTCACCTGGCACTCCGGCATGGCCGACGAAATCCATGTGGCAAACCGACAGCCTTGCGCTGCGGCTTATCATGTTCACAAACTGGATTATGCGGCGTCCGGTTTCTTCGTGGATGACCGGCATTAGCTGGCATAGCTGAGAGCAGTTGTCCGGTTTCTTCGTGGATGACTAGTTGGCATAATTGAGAGGAGTATCGAAAATGGCAGAAGACGCAGCAGCCAAAAAGATGGCTGACGACAAGAAGATGCTTGAGCAGCAGAATTCTGATCGACAAAAAGCTGCTGAGGAGCGACACAAGAATCGCGGCAAGCCAACGCCAACGCAAATGGAATGCGATCTGGCTATGCTTGGCAATCATCCGGAGCTCGAGCCGGATGGTTCTCCGCCTGATCCGAATCATCCTTCTCCTCTTGCCAAAAAAGAGAAGGAAGTTACGGCGGCTTCCAGCGGTGGCAGTTATCAGACGCGGCAGGCCAAGACTGAAAAATGAGCTGGCGTTCCCGCATAGCGCAAATCTTGACCTCAGTCGCGAAAGCGGCTGAGGGCGAGTATCGGCCGGGACCATATTATCTCCCTGTTACGCATGGCTGGCTCCCGGCCGATGTTGGCAATTCCATTAACTGGTGGCAGAATGGTTATACTCCGTTGCTGGTCGGCACCAAGCTGGCAATCATCGAAGCCTGCGTTAGTGCCTATAGTCAAACCATGGCTATGTGTCCGGGCGATCACTGGCGCGGCTTGTCGAATGGCGGACGCGAGCGAGTTACGACTTCTGCGCTATCCAGGATTTTACGTTATCCAAATGATTATCAGTCGATCTCTGACATAATGCTGAATGCTGTTCGCCAGCTATATGTCGAAGGCAATGCGTATTTTCTTTGCCTGCGTAATGCGCGTTTTGAGATCGACGAGATTCATTTGATGGATAATCGTTACTGCCGAGCTTTAATCGACGGCGATGGTGAGGTTCATTATTCGCTAGGCGGCAACTGGATCGTGCAAAACCGTTATGGTCCATTGTCCACGGTACCGGCCCGCGACGTCATGCACATTAAATTGCATTGTGATCAATTGCGTAATCCATTGCGCGGCGAGAGCCCGTTGGTCAGCGCCTACATGGACGTGGCGACCGGCGTTTCCATCAGGGCGCAGCAGGCAGCATTTTATCAGAACCAAGCCAAGCCGGGAACGGTATTGGCAACTGATCTAAATCTGGACAAGGACGTGGTCAGCGCGTTGCGGGATCGCTGGAATGAAATGACGACTGGCGCTAATGTTGGCGGCACTCCAATTCTTACGCATGGCATAAAGCCGGTTGCGATGCCGATGATTCCATTCCGCGACGCGCAGCTGGCAGAAGTTCTTAAGCTATCCGATCAGGACATCGCCTTGGCATTTCGGGTACCGCCGCCTATTCTTGGACTGGAAACCCGGCATGTCGGTTCAGCTGAAGCCATGATGCGGCAATGGGTTGCCAGCGGTCTCGGCTTTTGTCTCAACCATGTCGAAGAAGCTTTCGGTCAGACTTTCGAGCTCAAGGGCCAGCCAGATGAATATATTGAATTCGATACCAAGGCATTGTTACGATCCGATTTTAAGGATCGCATTGAAGGATTGGCTCGTGCAACGCAAGGCGGCATTATGTCGCCCAATGAGGCACGTAATTCCGAGGACTTGCCGGATGTCGAGTTTGGTGACGAGCCAAGGGTGCAGCAGCAGGTTGTTCCGTTAAGTGCAGCAGCGAGCATACCTGCAGCGCCAGCAGCTGCTTCGCCACAGCCAGCGGCACCAGCGAAGCCGGAGGCTAACAATGAAGCACAGCGAGATGCCTTTACCAGAATCATGCTCAACCGATCCAGACAGATTGAATATGGACAACGAAAACTTCTCAGACGCACTTCTTGATGCCGGTGCTGCCGTTATTGCGCAGCTGCGTCAAGAATGGTTGCGTGATCTCGAGGTTGCCAAGGCGCGAGGCGAAGCGATCTTGGCGACGCTGGAGAAGGACATTGTCTTACGTTTGCTTGAATTAAAGGACGGACAGCCGGGCGAGCGTGGACTTCAGGGAGAGCGAGGCTTACATGGCGAGAAAGGCGAGAAGGGCGATGCCGGTGAAAAAGGTGAGCCCGGCGAAAAAGGTGAGCCCGGCCCGCAAGGACCTTGTGGTGAAAAAGGCGAGCCCGGCCCCCGAGGCGATGCCGGCGAGCGTGGAGAACCCGGTGAACCCGGAGCCAAAGGTGATGCTGGCGAAAAAGGAGTATCCGGGATTTTGGGTCCGCAGGGCGAGAAGGGTGAAACCGGCGCACCCGGACTTCCGGGTCCTCAAGGCGAGAAGGGCGAGCGTGGCGAGAAAGGCGAGAGAGGCTTGGAAACGGTCGGACCTATGGGACCGGCTGGCGAACGTGGTGAGAAGGGCGAGAGAGGCGAGCGTGGCGATCAAGGTGATTTAGGAATTGTCGGTCCTGCTGGTGCGCAAGGCGAGCGCGGCGAGCGTGGCGAGAAGGGCGATGCAGGAGCGCCCGGCGCCCGTGGAGAATGCGGTCCGCGTGGCATGTTAGGTCCAGTCGTGCCATGGTCGGATCGCATTTTCTATGAAGGGGAGCTGGTTACTTATGAAGGAAGTTGCTGGCAAGCCAAGTGCGACACGGCCAAACAACCGGGCACAGCTGATTGGCGGTTGATAGCAGCGGCAGGTTTACCGGGAACATCGTTTAAAATTCGCGGTACGTATTCAGCCGAAGAAACATACCATGCTCTGGATATCGTGACGCTCGACCATGGCTGGTTCATTGCCAAGGTTGAAAATCCTGGAGCCGTACCGGGACCAGATTGGCAATCGGGTCCGGTAGGCAAGCGAGGCGAGAAAGGTTTGTCCGGCGAGAAGGGACCAAAGGGTGATTCCGGCAAGCCGGCTCCGCACTGGATTGGCGTCAAGTTTGACGGTCTTACTCTGAAGGCGGTGATGAGCGATGGCACCATGGGGCCGTCATTCTCGCTTTCCCCGGCATTCGACCAATATGATGCCATGCGACAGTTGCGAGGCAGATGATGCAGCAAATTCTCAACGTAATTACGCCAGCTGCTTCCAATGACTTGGTGACATTGGCCGAGATGAAAAATGCATTGATGATCCTGCCTACTGATACCAGCAAAGATGAATTGGTTACAGATCTGATTACCAATATTTCGGAAACCATCGCCAAGATGTGTAATCGGGTGTTTGGTTTGGAGGAAGTAGACGAAACGTTTTATCAGCTGGAAGATGAATACAATGCATGGGCTGATAATTCCGTTATGCCGTTTCGTCCGACCACACAGCGATTATATTTGTCTCGCTGGCCGGTACAGCTGTCTGATATCAAATCACTAACGCAGGATGGTAACGATCTGCTGGCCAGTGAGGGGCAGACGTGGATGCTGGAATCGGAGACCGGCACCCTGTATTCGTTTCCGACGACGGGACCTTGGATTGGCGTAATTGATGTTCAATACAGCGGCGGTTATTTGTTGCCTGACAATGCTCCCGGTCCTTTGAAGTTTGCCATGAAGGCAATTACTCGGGAAAGCTATGCCATGTGGATACGCAATCCATCCCTGATCGGCGTTCGGCAGCTATCACACAAGGAAGCGAGAGTCGGTTATTATGCTCCCAACTTGCTCGGCAGTGCTATTGGTTTGCCGGATACGTGGAAGCAGGTGCAAGGCATTCTGGATAAATATATCCGGTTCTGGGTATGAGAGGATAAACCGATGAAAGAAGATCGTAACAGGGTTATTCCGGCTTCGCAATATGTATGGCGAGCCGCAGCCGCCAAGGTTCGTAGCTTTGTACAAAAAAGACCCGTCGAACAGATCATCAGTGAGTTTTATCCAGATGATCCGGTAACGCCAATCATTCTACGTGGCGCTACTGCTCCGGCAAAGTTAACGGACGCAAGCTGGGCTGGGCCGTTGGCGGCACTTAGTGTATCCGATGCCGTACAGGAAAGCGTTTCCATGTCAGCTCTCGGCAGGTTGATGCTTTCAGGGGGCTTGCACATTGATCTCGGTACGTTTGCTAGCGTGGTCGTGCCAGGTCGCTCGACGACGCCGGCCGGTGCCGGTCAGTGGGTTACGGAAGGCGGAGTTATTCCGGCAAGGCAATATACTTTGCTTGGACCAACATTGCGTCCACGCAAGCTGTCGGTTATTACGACATTCTCGCAAGAAATGAGCGAGGCATCCAATATCGAGACGATCTTGCGCGCATTGATTATCGAGGCTTCCGGTCCGGCGGTTGATGCCGCTATTCTTTCCAATGCAGCTTCATCACCACAAAAATCAGCGGGATTGCTTAACGGTCTGACACCTCTTACGCCTTCAACGGCTACGGGATTTGATGCCTGCGGGCGCGATCTCGGTTTGCTTGTTGGGGATATAGCTACGCGCAATGGCGGAGCTCATGCGATGTTTATTGCCAGTCCGTCGCAATCCATAGCCATTCGTTTTTATGCCGGCGGGCAGTTTGCCATTGACCCAAGCAGGGACATGCCAGTGGCCGCCAGCGCGGCATTACCGGACAAGACCGTTATGGCTATCGAACCATCGAGCTTTGCCAGTACGATTGGCGCACCGGAATTTGAAGTCGGCACCATTGCGACCATCCATCAAGAGGATACAACGCCGGCAGATATCATCGGCGGGTCATCGCCCGGCACTCCGGCATGGCCTAGCAAGAGTATGTTCCAGATTGATGCCATTGCATTGAAGATGACGCTATGGTGTGACTGGTGTATGCGGGCACCGCATGTGTCATTTATGAATGCAGTGGCATGGTAGATCTTCTTACGATCGACACTGGCGAGATTATGCAATGGGCTGACACCATGGACAATCGTGGTGCCGATTTTGCCGCTGAGGTGCTCAAGAAAGTAAAGAAACGGCACGAACGCCAACGCAAAGGTCGCAAGATCAGGTTCTCGAAAATTCGCCGGCGCAAATCCGGGACCAAAAGATTTGCCATCGTTAAAGATCCCAATCGGGCAGCCGAATTGATCGACAAGAGTACGTCTGATCACTTCTACGATATATTCCGGGAGAAATAAAATGGGCGTGGATTATTCAACTGATATCTACTTGCCCAATTACGATATGTGGGCGCGGCCGGTTACGTTTTATCCGCTGATGAGCCAGCCGACGATGCCGTCCTTTAATGCGCGAGGTGTTTTCAATACGGTGGCTATCGACATCATTGCGCTGGATGCCAGCGACATTTCCGAGCAGCGAACAATCTTGGATATCTTGGAGCGCGAGTTTGCGATATTGCCAACACAGCAGGATCAGGTTTTTATCGGTGCTGATCCCAATGGTATGCCGGAAGTCGGCATGTTTGAAATCAATGCAACTGAAACTAACGGCGGTGGCGAGACCACGCTAACGTTGCGTAAACTGATGACGGCTAATCCGCCATGAGCTCACCTTCAACTGTTCAGCTTCGTATTCATGGCAAGATACCGCATATCGACACGATTGAGCGGTCCTATGCCATGCGGGTGCGCGATGCCATTATTCCGCGGTTGCAGGCCAAGGCGTTCTTTAAAGATTTCACGTTTAGGCGTAGCCACGCATTAAAGATAATGCCGGCTTTGATGCCTTATTGCTGTGTATATTTTATGAGTGAGCAGCTGCGACCGGACGGCAATGCCAACATTGGTGAGATACGTTTTAGTTCTGAAGCGAGAATCGGCTTTCAGGTTATTATGATCAACAACGATCCGGACATTATGGAAGATCGGCTCGATGATGCTCATCAGGTGATATTCAATACCCTGCTGCGCGATCCAACGTTCTACAACAATAAGGTAGAGGATTATATCATCGAAGCTTTTTCGCGAGGTAGCCGGCAACATTTCTACGGTTCGACAGTTATTCAAAATAACGAGACGCCTTATGCCGAATTGCGTGCCGAGCTGGTCTGCGATCTTGGTGCCATCGAATACGAACCGATTGTTGAAGATATGCTGGAGACGTTGCATGTTGAGACGGTTCATCCGCCGGATGATTTCACCGATCAGAATCCGCATGTGATTAGTATCTATGATATGGATGGAAACATAACCCCGGAACCAGCGCCGGTACCGCCGCCAATATTCCCGACAAGCAAGAGGAGATAGCAATGAAAGTCTGGCCTGCAAATGAAAACATGCAGAAACTTCTCAAGCATCCAATCAGCAAGCAGGGTTTTGCCGATATGAACACGGGTGCCAACTGGCCCGACGATAGCTTCACGTTCCGTCGTGTTCGTGATGGCGATGTGCTAACAGAAGCTCCTAGCAAGGGGACTAGAAGAGAAGAGACAACCGAGTAGTAGAATCAACTGATTGGGCATCTCAGCCCATGGAGGTAGATAGGAGACAAAGATGCCTGTATCATTTTCAAATATTCCCTCGAATTGGCGGCAGCCTTTGTATTGGGTCGAGATCGACCCATCTATGGCCGGCTTGCCGATCTACGCACAGCCGGCGTTGCTTGTCGGCATCAAGCTATCAACTGGAAGCGCCCCAGCTGATACTCCTGTTGCCGTACAATCGGGTTCCGTTGCCGATAGTCTATTCGGCAAAGGCAGCCATCTGGCAGCAATATGCAAGGCATTCTTTGCCGTCAATGCAAGTCAGCAGACATGGGCGCTTCCGGTTGCCGAGGCTGTGGGTGCCACGGCAGCAACCGGAACAATTACGGTTGCAACGCCGCCGACCCAGGCCGGTCAGATTGATCTTTATATCGGTGGCATGCATGTTCCTATTGTGTGCGGCGCCGGCGATACAGTGGCCACGGTGGCGACTAATATAACTGCGGCTATTGCTGCCCTTCCGGATCTTCCGGTCCATGCCGTGGCTGCGGCTGGTGCCGTTACCCTGACCTGTAACTGGAAGGGAGCATCTGGAAACGATATTACGCTGATGGATTCTTATTACAGTGGCCCGGGCGGTGAGATGCTGCCAATCGGATTGACGCTAACCTATTCAGGTCCGCAGTTAACCGGCGGTGCCGGCATTCCAACCTTTACCAATGCCATCAGCAATCTCGGTGAAATGGCTGCCGAGTATGTTTGCTTGCCATTTACCGACAGCACCTCGTTGCTGGCATGGGAAACCGAATTTGGTTTCAGCGATAGTGGTCGCTGGGGCTGGATGCGGCAGAAATTCGGTAGCATCTGGAGTGCCTATCGCGGAACGTATAGTGCTGCTCTAACCTTCGGAGCGTCGCGTAATAGCCCGCAGGTATCGGTGATGGCGGTGGAACCGCTGCTGCCTTCCACTATTTATCAAGTTGCTGCGGCTTATGCTGGCAAAGCCGCTCGCGGATACACCAATGATCCCGCGCGTCCGCTACAGTCACTGCATCTTGATGGAATTCTTCCGGCTAGTTTGCACAATCGCTTTATTATGAGCGAGCTCAATTCACTATCGCTTACTGGTATGGCGACGCAACGGACCGAGAGCGACAATGTGCCAATGATCGCTCGTGAAACGACCATGTATCAACTCAATCTGTATGGCTATTCAGATGATGCTTATACGGATGCGACGACGCTGGCGACGCTGGCTCAATTGCTTCGTAACCAGCGACAGGCCGTTACGAGCAAATGGCCGCGGCACAAGCTAGCTGATGACGGTACACGATTTGGCGCCGGCCAAGCCATCGTTACGCCAAGCTCGATCAAGGCAGAACTGGTGGCGCAATATCGTATTGACGAGTTCAATGGTCTGGTAGAGAACGCATTGGACTTCATCGCCAATCTTATTGTTGAGCGGGACAGCACTGATCCGACGCGAGTCAATGTGCTCTATCCGCCTGATCTTATCAATGGCCTGCGCCTGTTTGCGGTCTTGGCTCAGTTCAGACTGCAATATAATCGTGGCGTGGACCAGACGGCGGCCGTTAATCCGAGTGCATTGATTGGCACAGCAGCTTAAACAGGAGGCATAGATGGGTCAAAGAATAGCTGGTACTGCTTTCCTCAAGGTGGATGGAGCCATCTATCCGCTGCGAGGAAATTTCACCGTTAGTCCCTCGTCGCTGGAACGCGCAGGTCTCGCCGGTCAGGACTATGTCCATGGCTTTAGCGAAATGCCTCGAGTTCCCTTTATCGAGGGCGACGTTTCGCTTGTGCCTGAACTTTCAATGACTGTTGTTGAAACCGTTACCAATTCGACGGTTACAGCGGAGCTTGCCAACGGGAAGGTTTATGTTCTTCGTGAGGCGTGGTGCCGTTCTGCTTTCGAGCTCAATACCCGAGAAGGTCAGACACGTATCCGATTTGAAGGCGTGAGCTGCGACGAGATGTAATATGGCAGAATTAAATGGCAAAGAACAACCGAAGATAACTCTCGCTTTGCGAAAGTCCGTCATCGCAAACGGAGAGGAAACCATGGAATTGATTTTCAGGGAACCGACAGCAGGTGACATCGAGCGATGCGGCAATCCCGTTATTCTGGATATGGCAGCCGAGCCACCGAAAATCAATTTCGATGCTAAGTCGATGACGCAAATGATGGCGACATTGGCGACTGTGCCTCCCTCAACTATCCGCCAGCTCCATCCGAAAGATTGGAATACAGCGGCATGGCAGCTGGCGGGTTTTTTTCTTCCGGACCTGTAGAAGAATATATTCTGGACTGTTATCGCTTGGCCCAGAAGTTCTCTGTGGATCCGGATGTATTTTTGAATAAGCCCATTTCAGAAGTCGCCAAACACATGAAATGGACCAGTATTTTGATGGAACGGCAGCGACCTCCGGAAGAAGATGCCTGACGAGAAAACAACATTTGAGATAGCCCTTCGCGATGCTGTTTCGCCTAGCCTCAAGGCAATCTCGCGCCAGCTGAAGGAGATGAACGAGGTAGTCGCCAAGGATGCGACGCCCGGCACCCAAAGTTTGGATCGGCTTAATCGCGGCTCACAGCTGTTTGCCGGTACCGCACGGCAGACGGTTAAGGAGATTGCCGGCATGGGCAGTTTCCTTGTTGGCATGGGCAAGGGTATTGTCGGCACACTAGGCAGTGTGGAGACACTCAAGCAGGTTTCAACTGCGCTGGTTACTCTAGGAGAGCAACGAGTTCAGTTGCAGATGTTTTCCAAGGATACGCGGTTGTCCGTGGAAGACATTGAAAAGATGCAACGTGGTTTGGAGCGTCTTGGTCAAACGGCCGATATGTCAAAACAGACCATTGCCGGCTTATCAACCCAATTACAGGAACTCAAGGCTCTAAAAGAGAGCAGTTCTTTGTTCCAGACATTGGAAAAGATGGGTGGGGCCGGTCTTGCTTATGAATTGATAAAAGAACAAGATTATATGAAAGCGATCCGTCGCATTCTGGAAGTCTTTAAAAAGCAGGGAGCCGATCAGCAATTTTATTTGTCGCAGGCGCTTAAAATTCCTCCGTCAGTTCTTAATGAATGGCTGGCGGCGATGGACAGGGCAAAAGAATCACCCAAGGTTAACCCGCAGGTTTTTATAGACTTTAAAAATCATCAGCACGATCTGACTGAGCGGTTGGAAAACGAGTGGAACATATTTGGCGAACATGCATTGAGTCGATTCAATCAGTTTTTTGAGGAGCTGGATAAGCTTGGTGAAATTCATCTGGGTGAATGGGGAATCCATTTTTTCGACGGCATAGATAAAATATTGCAGCAAGATTATAAAGACGCTCAGGCGTTGCTTCATCTCTATCAAACGCTTCAAGAGAAGTTGCAGCCAAAAGCTGTCAACAAGGCTCTGGGCGATGCCGTTCGCAATGTATTGCGTGGCAAAAGAAGTGGTAACAGATGGGACGAGGATTTCGGTGCACTGGAAGAGCAGCGAAAGCGATTGCAGAAAGAAGACAATAAACTGCTCAATGACATACGTGATGTATTAAAGCGTATGGAGTTGGGTTTGGCTGCCGGTGCCAGTGCGATAGGCAATGCGCTGGTTGGTTCGGCCGAGGCAGCGCCGGTGTATCGTCCCGGCGTCGGGCCAGGTGCGCAGCGCGGTGATGTCAGTACGACTGACACAACAAGCAATGATGGCAAAGGTGAGTTGCCGCCGCAGCCTTCGCCTTCCGGGGGTGAAACCAAAATTGCCGAGCAATCTGGTCATCCGTATTATTTGAAAGGCACCGTAGAACTAGGTGGCAAAACTTATCATTACGGCAGTGGCGGACAGGGCGCTGGAGCGATTCCATATGGCGATTATCCAATCAATATTGGCAAAGGTGATATTGGTCCGATCGGTCAGCGTATCGGTTCGGTAGCGACGCTTGGCGGTCCATCCGGGACATTCACTGGCGGTGGTCATCGTTGGGCCGGAGTGCAGATACACCGTGCATTCAGCGATAATCTTGACCGGCTATATACGTTGGGCTGCTTTTCCATAGCCGCATCAGAATGGCCAAAGTTCAAGCAACAGTTATTGGAAGAGAATGCGAAACATCCAGAAGGTCTTACTCTGCATGTTGGTCGCGACGGAATGGCTTCGATTACGCCGCGGGGTTCCACTGTAGAACTTCTTCCGGCTCATGCGAGAGATCCCACAAGTACAGCGAGACCTGCTGTGCATCCTGATTTGGATCCGGCTGCGTTTGATCGAATTCCCAAAACTGATATTGCTGCCATGGCCGCAGCTGCCAGGGCAGCGACCGCAGCCGAAAAAAAGACGGCGACTTCTGATAGCGAGCTCGAATCCGCGAGAAATACATTGGACATGAGCGAGGCTATTAAGAAAAACAAAGGTGCATCTATCAAATTCAATTTTAATAATGTGCCATCAGGTACCAAGACCAATGCCGAGGCAGATGGCATGTTTACCCATGTAGAAGTCAGTCATAGTAAAGCCTTGGAAGAGGATCTAACAAAGTAAAATGGCCCGACAGGATGAGCTCGAGCTTGCGTTACGAGATAGCATAACTCCAGGATTGCGAGCCATTGCGACTGAGCTGCGCGAGTTGAACAAGGCTGCCAAAGAGTCGGCAAAAGGGACAGCTGATGAGATAGATCGAGTAAGCAAATCGACGGCTAATCTGATGGCAGCTTCTAAGGCTGCTTTTACGGATGTACAAAATCTCTTTAGCAAAATTGCCGAGTCTGGCAAAAGCATTCTTGGTGTTGGCGGTACCTATGAAGCCGTGACCAAGCTAACGGAGTCGCTGCAAGAGCTGGCGATGACGCGCGTTCAGCTGGCGATGTTCTCGCAGGACACACGAATAACAGCTGAGAATATCGACCGACTACGCAGTGCTATGATGCGCATGGGCATCGACTTCAAGACTGCTACTGGATATATCGGCGGCATGGCTGGCAAGTTGCAGGAACTTCGGACAATGCGTGAAGGGTCCGAGATATTCAAGCAACTTGAAAAAGCTCCGGGAGGTGTGGAAGCTGCCAGAAAATTAATGAATGAGACCGATGTTTTTAAACAGATGAAAATCGTTACTGAGCTGTTTAAAAAGCAGACGCCGGAGATGCAATATTATATTGCGCAAATGTTTCAGATGCCGCAATCGGTTTTTGCAAATCTCGATCAGTACATGGGCAAGGTCAAGGATGTCTATCAAATCAATGAGCAGGTCGCGAAAGATTTCGAAGATCACATGGCGGATTTTCGCGAGAAGATGGACAACGAATGGAAAATATTCGGGGAACACGCTCTCGATGCTGTCAACAAATGGTTTGACCGATTAAGAGACGTAGGTGCAGAACAGGACGAACACGCCATCAGCAAATTCTTTATCGAAGGCTTCGATACGTTCGACAAAAAGCTCCAGCAGGATATAGCAGACGTGCAAGCATTTTGGGAACTGTTAAAGCAGATCAAAGTTTGGGCAGATTGGGCTGTCGAGTTATGGCGACCTGATATTAAGGAGAAGCATGAGGGCGAGGCAGCTGGCAGGCGACTAGGGGAGTCATTCAAGGAATTTGAAGGCAAGTCATCACTGGATTTAAATGCAACAGAACGAATGCGCCTCGAAGAAGAAAACAAGAAATTGCTCAGTGACATTCGGGACTCATTGCAAAAGATCGAGCAGGGAGGTGCTGGCGGCGGCGGTGTCGGCATTCGCGGTGGCGGGATAGCCAGAGGTGGGCGAGCAGCCAGCGAGGGAGATGTAGCCGGACCAATGCAGGCAACCCGCGGCGGCTTCCGTCCGGGTACCAGAGGCGGCGATACGGCAGCGATAGAGTCGCGGCAATTTGGCTCGTTGGCCGAGCAACGGGCTCCCTATTTGAAATATCTCAACGAGCACCCGGAAGTAAAGGAAAAGCTGGCAGCCATGCTGGTGTCTGAAGAACCTTCACGACAAGGGCGACAAGGTACGGCAGAGACTTTTTTAAATCGAATGATTTCCCATGGCATCCCTCCGGAGCAGATGGCAACTTCGATTGAAGGTCTCGCTTCCGGGCCGAATGTCTATTACGCACCAAATCGTCCCGGAGGTACTGGCCCAGCTTCTGCGGCGCAATTAGCTAGAGACCCGACTTTGAAAGCCGCAACGTTCGAGGACATCGAGCGAGCAGCCGCTGGTTCCAACATATCAGGTCTTGGTACGCAGAATGCTTCAGCTGGTGTCGCAGCGAATGCTGCGCAGACCAGTACGGTCACAGCCGAGGCCATTAAAGGCATTCGAGACCAGTATACGAGAAAAGACATACGTCCCGACATACACGGTCCTGGCACAGTTGCGAAAGAATCCGATTGGTTCAAGAAAACAAGTGCAGCGATAGCACGTGAGAAGATAGATGCGGAAGCGGCTAAAGCCAAAAGCGATAAAGGTACGGCTTCGGTGACAGTTGATTTCGGTGATACCAAGAAGCGGACCGAGGAAAGCAAGGAAGGCGGTGACGTGTTTAAGAATTTGCAAAATGAACGACCGCCGCAGTCACCAAAATCCGGTTCCGAGAGTAGCAATTTTAAAGACAGGTGGTATTTTCAGTAATGGTTGGAAAGGCAACCGAGCAATGTGTTCTCACAATCGAGGGACAGGACTATCGCGATTGGGAATCAGTGATGGTTCGTCACGCTATTCGCGAAGTGCCGCCATATCGTTTTCGTTTTACGTGTTCTGAAGGGCAGCCGATAGCGAAGAATTTCGGCGTGTTGCAGATCAAGCCGGGTAACAAATGCACAATTACTCTGGCCGGACAGCCGGCTTTCACCGGCACCGTATCTACCCGGCAAGTCTATTACGACAAGCGACGGCATTATATCGAGATTCAGGGAGCGACCAATCAGGAACTTACTCAGTCCAGTCCTATTAGCAAAACCATGGAGCAGAAGAACGTAAATTTTGAACAGATCGCAAGAAGTTTGCTGCAACGTTATGGCATTCCTTTCAAGGTTGAAGGCGGTCAATTATCGCAAATCAAGTTTCCGCGAGTATCACTAATTCATGGAATGAGTACGTTCGATCATCTGGATATGTATGCTCGCAATGTTGGTGCCAGTTTCACTAGCGATCCACAAGGTAGCTTCGTTGCCATAGCCGGTCCCGGTCAGGGCAGCGATACGTTGATCGAAGGTCAGAACATTCTTGTCGGCAGGGAAATTATCTACAATCCGAGTATGGCCAGCGGTGTGCCGGCAATGGCGCAGCAGACCGGCGATGACAAGACATGGGGCGCCAAGGTTTCTCATATTCCTTTTATGAATATGGATCTAGTGCAGCTTGGAGCTGGCTTTATGCCGTTTGTCATTCCTTCAGAATTGCCGACCAGCGACCAACAGCATTTGCAGGGACGGGCGCAAACCGAAAAGAACTGGTTATCGGAAGATCAAATTACGGTGTTTGGCACAGTGTACGGATGGCTGCGTCCTAGCGGTGGGTTGTGGCAGCGCAACCAGCAGGTTCACGTCACAAGCCCGATGTTGATTATGGATATGGATCTAACATTGAAGTCGGCGACGTTTACGCAGGACAGCAATGAGGGTACGCTGACGGTTCTTGAATTGGTTAATCCGAACGCGCTGGGAGGATTGATCCCGCAATTGCAGCAGTGAGGGAGCGATGGCTATCGAGCGGCAAACTTCACAGATGGCTTCCATCCAATCCAGGATGGGAGGAATGTCGCGCGCAACGGTTCGCGAGTTTGACGACAACCATTTGATGCAACAGGTTAAGCAGGCAGATGTTTTGCATTCCGAGACGCCAAGTGATTTTGAACGATGGCAGATGGTTGGTATAACAGCCACGCCAATGAAACAGGATCAGGATCAGCAACAACAGGGAAGCCAGCAGAGCGGAGGCCAGCAGGGAGGCCAAGGAGGTCAAGGTCAAGACGACTGGAATCATGATCAGCCCAAGGGCGATGCGGCCGAAGCTGTTATGATGTATCTTAACGGCCAACGCAGTCACCCTATTGCCATGGTCGATGATCGAAGGGTGCGGCCTTATCAAATACCTGAAGGCGGATCCGCATTCTATGCTGCGACTGGCACAGGTCAAATGGCTTATCACAACGATGCCGGTTCCTATTTGATAGTGACTAACAATCCGAAGCATGGTGACAAATCCGGCAACCAGACAGAACGTTATGCCTCGCTCCGCCACGTTAACAAAAAGCCGCAAGACCGCAAACCGCAGCAACAAAGCGGGGGCGGCGGTGGTGGTGCCAGTGCTGCGGTCTCTACACTTGACGGCTCGTCGGGCAGCAGTTCGTCGGGCAGCTCGCAGCAATACCAGCACGAAGGCGAAAGCGTCAATTCAGAAGTACGATGCACATCTGGTACAATTGAATTCTGGGTTGGCGGAAGCAAGGTGGGTTATTACGCTCAGCAAGGCTCGAAATGGTCGTTTACAGGTGAGATGCATCTCGGTACCGACAGTGCCGATCATCCGGTCTACGGTGTCAACGGTGGCAAAGGTATGACGACAGCGACAAGCGGCAGTGGTGCCGTGCTGGTCAATGCGCCAAATCCGGGACCGCCAACCAGTGGAGACCTGGAGCCGCTGGAATTGTCCAGCAGGTTAGCTGCCATGGAAGCGAGATTGGCTGAGCTAGAACGAAGGCTAGGACCATGAGCCAGATTTCGGACTTCTCAAATCCATGGCGCGACATATTGATGCAGCCGGCCTCGTTTCGAGGCATCATCTTTCACGTTGAAACTGGATCGAGATTGAGTGGGCGCCGTACCGTCGTTCACGAATATCCAAAACGCAACGATCCTTATGCCGAGGACATGGGGCGGCAGGCGCGGCGGTGGAATTTTCAAGGTTATCTGATCTATCGGCCGAGCAATCCAATGTACGTCTATACGAGCCAGCGTTATGCGCTTTACAGTGCGTTGGAATCCGACGACGTTGGCACGCTGGTTCATCCAGTGCTTGCTCCCGGCGGTGTGCAGGCCATGTGCGAGCGATATACCATGGTTGAGAACCGCACGCGCGGCGGCTTTACGGAATTTGAAATGCAATTTGTGGAGTCGGGCACTCCCGGTAATAGTCTGGCATTCGTTAACACTATTGCTCAAGTGCTGAGCCAGGTTGCCAATGTGGATAGCGCGATAACTAATATGATGAATATGGCGCCAACTGAAAGCGTCTGGGCGAATGCAGCACCTGCGCTTAGGCCGCCGCCTCCGCCGACGGGTCCGATCCCGCCGCCGCCGCCATTGGGACCGCCGGGGCCAGTGTTGCCGCCAGTATTGCCACCATTACCACAATCGCGTAACAGGTAAGTGATGTCGATTAGTTCGGAAAAGCTGGAACTAATTACGCTGATAAATAATATCTGCGATTACATCAGCGGTATGGCGATTGCTGCCAAGACTGATCAGGCAGCATTATTGCGTCAGCAGATTGGTGATATGCGAGCCAACGGGCTCGTCTATCTCAACGATCAAACATTTGGTACTGAGCTATTGAATATCTTTGCGACCATACGAACCTTGGGTGTCACGACCCAGATGGTGGCAGCCGTGCGCCAGCAGATCATGGCTGAAAATCCTGTTGGTCTGATCAGTATTCTTGTAGTGGAAACAGCGATCATTGATTGCCTAACCACGGAATGTATTTTGATTACGCAAATAGCTTTTAAAAGTCAGAACGATGTAGAAATTATGATGCAAGTCATGAAGACGGCATTCGATGCTGCTCGCGATCAAGCTGCTACGAATATGGATAGTGCCACATATCAAACATTAACTTATTTGGCTGGCAGTATCATCAGTCATTTAAACCAGACAGCTTTGGTTTTGCCGCGCGTTGTGCTGTTCGATTATCAAGCAAGTCTTCCCAGCTTGTATCTCGCCAATCTTATTTATCAGGATACTACTCGCAGTGATGAATTAATTGTCGGCAATCAAGTGGTCAATCCGGTGTTCATGCCACGGTCGATAATGGGATATAGCGCATGACCGATATCCGGCTTATATCCGTTGTCAATCTTGAAGGTTGTTTTATGGATTGGCTGTTGCTGAGCGACGGCACACTGGATGAAAGCAACGAGCTGGCGACCGCTGTTAGCGTGGCTTTGGGGACGGATGCTTTAGTGTTGAATACGGATATATTGCCGGATCCCGATAGTACCGACCTGCGTGGATGGTGGGGCGATTATCAGGCACAGGAAATCTGGAACGGCTGGCCGATAGGCTGCAAGAACTGGCTTCTTGAGCGTGCCAAAATCCTGGATACACCATCTTCTGAAGGCAGTACGGTGTTGCGAGCGCAACAGTATACCCAGCAGGCATTGCAGCCATTTGTGGATCAGCGCGTCTGTACGTCGTTTGATGTCTACGCTTGGCGAGCAAGTCTGGATCGTATCTACGTCGATGTCATTATGTATCGCGGTAACAAGAAAGATATTGCCTTGCAGTTTCAAGTTCTCTGGAGTGAATAATAATGCCTTGGAACACGCCAGACCTGCGCACTGTGAGGGAGTTGGTTCGCAACGACGTTACAGCGGCGCTTTATGGTTCGATATTAATCGGCAACAGTGTTTTGCGGGTAATGTCGGACACGATGGCAGGCCTTTGCCATCTGGTTTTGCGCTATATCGACTGGCTGGCATTGCAGTTGCTACCGGATACGGCTGAGACCGTATGGCTGGACAGGCACGGCAATATTTGGCTAGTCAATGCAGATGGCACTACTGGGCGCAAAGCGGCGACTTATGCCAGTGGCACCATAACGGCAACCGGACAGCAGGGTTTTGTTATTCCTGATTCAACACAACTCTCGGCTTTGGGAGTGAATTATGAAACTCAAGCTGAAGCATTGATGGGTGTAACGTCAATCGTAATTCCTGTGAAAGCATTGACTTCCGGTATCATTGGCAATATGAACCCGGGCGATACTATGTCTTTCATGGCACCGATTGCCGGCATTGATAGTGATGCTACGGTTATCGAAGTTGGTGGTGGCACCGATCCCGAAACAGATGATGAATTGCGCGCAAGGGTTTTGCTGCGCATTCGACAACCGCCAATGGGCGGTGATCAGAACGATTACGTAATATGGGCTGAAGGATTTCCCGGCGTGACGAGGGCGTGGTGCGCTCCGCAAGAGATGGGCATTGGTACTGTCACCATTCGTTTCCTGATGGACGATCTATATCCGGAGAACGATGGCTGGCCGACAACTCAAGATGTTGATAACGTGCAAGCCTACATGGACACCAAGCGGCCGGTGACTGTTGAGGATTGTTTTGTCGAAGCGCCGATTAAGCAGGCAGTTGACGTAACTATTGCCAACCTTGTTCCCAATACGTCTCAGGTTCAGGCACAGATAGAAACCAGCTTGCTCAATATGTTTATGACGATGGCTGCGCCAGGTCAGACGATATATTCAGCGTGGATCAGTTATGCGATTATGAATGCACCTGGAGTTGTTTCGTTTGATCTTGTCAGTAATACCGATAGTGTGATGACGGCTCCCGGTTATATGGGCGTGCTTGGCACGATCTTCTATCCAACGGGAACACCTTAATGGTTGACGTTCACACTCGTCGATCAGGAAGCGACTATCGCGACGGATTTCTCGCTTTATTACCGCGCGGTCTGGCATGGCCCAAGCATGTTATCAGTAGCGCGTTATGGATGGCCTGCGATGGCTTGGCGCAGTATTGGGGAACGGTCGATGCACGTGCGGCTGATCTGTTGGAGCAGGAAAGCGATCCACGCAGAACTATAGAACTGTTGCCGGATTGGGAACGCAATTGGGGTCTGCCTGATCCGTGTTTCAAGAACACGACAACCCTTGCAGAACGTCAAGCAATGCTCGTCTTCAAGATGACATTACTTGGCGGGCAGTCACGTGATTTCTTTATTACTGACGTGGCGAAGAACCTGCTGGGCTACACCATTACTATCACTGAGTATTCGCCGTTCATGGCCGGTGTGTCGCGAGCAGGTGATACGCGACCAATGCCACCGCCGCCGCTGGATCCAAATCCGCTGGTTGGTGATTTCCGTTGGTATATCGGACCGGCAGAGCTTCGATATTACTGGACGGTTCATGTCCATGCCGCCAAGCTGGTTTGGTTTCGGGCTTCCAGCGGACAAGCAGGTGTCGATCACCATTTGGAAATTGGCTTGTTTGATGATCTAGAGTGTCTGATCAATCGCTGGAAGCCAGCTCACACCTCAGTTGTTTTTGATTACTTCAACCTTGTCCCGGGCGACCCGATGGCGGGCACGCCATAAAATCCAGGATTTAGAGCGATGAAATATCAAGCGCCATACGGTGTCTCCGACACGAATGCTCCTTATGTCAACGGCGATCCGTCGATTGGCCGACAAGGTTCGATCCCGCCGGCGGCGGCATTCGAGGAAAACCAACGAGAGCTTGTCAACTTTATCACACTAGCTGGCCAAACGCCGAATGGCGGTTCTCAAGGAGTTGCAGGCGGTGATCTTTATCAGGTTGCCAAGGCGGTGCAATCTGGTGCTTTAAATTTCGCGGTCGATACTGGTACGCAAAACGCAATGGCTGTGGCACTGCCGCAACCTCTTTTGGCTTACAACCAAGGCCTGCCAATCCGTGTGCAGATACTTCATTCGAATATCAATGATGCAACTCATACATCATTGACGCTTGACGGCGGTGCCGGTCCTGCTGCGGTGGTGCGCGCTGATGGTGCTATGCCTGCCACCAATGAGATGATAGCTGGTGGTATTTATGAATTTGTTTTTGCTGGTGCAAAATGGCATGTGACGAATTTCCTAGGCGGTGGTGGTGGCAGTGGTGGTGGCGCAACTTATAACGTCAACATTCCATATGTTCGTGATACTGGCACGGTTGCCAATGCATTGCGTGCGATTTATACGCCTGCGATTACGGCCGTTACCGAGGGCATGTTCATAGCAGTAAAGTTGAAATATTCACTTGTCACTGGTCCTTGCACCATTGCCATCAATGCATTGCCGACGCCATATCCGATTGTCCATCCGGACGGCAGCAGTCCGAATGTTGGCGATGCGGTCGCCAATCAGACGCTATTGCTTTGCTATGACGGTGTAAACGGCTTCCAGATTATTGCTGTGATTGGGCAGGTCATTCAGGCGAGGCCATCAATCTTGGCAACGGTGCCTTATCCCGGTGGTCAATATCTAGCGAGCTGGCCGACACTCAATCAGATTAATAGTATGAACGTGATCATACAGAATACGCTCGTGACGTCAACTTGGGATGGTTCGGTGTTGAAGATCGGCGCTGGCGAAGATGGCTTATGGTCATTTTCAACCATGCTGGGTATTGGCAATCAGCCGAGTCCGCATGCGATACAATCGGTATTGATACGTCAAAGAGCAAGCGTAAATAGTCGCCCATTCTGTCATGCCTTTGATACTTATAGCAGTATCTATATGGCAGAAGTAACTTGCTACGCGAGTGACACGATGGAACTGGCTGTCGGAGATCAGGTTTTTATGTGGGGTTCCCCACAATCAAGCGGCGGTCCGTTTCAAAATCTGCAAGGGTCAGCGATAACAGGTTATGACCTTTATCCGAATTTTGCGGCTCATCTTGTCAGCCGTCACCTGTAAAGAGGAGAGATAGCGATGACCATACAAGCAACATTGAGCGTGGATGATTGCCAAGCATTGGCGTCGCAGTTGATAGCGCGTAGACAAAGCAGGGGTCAGCTAGGTCAATTGATGGGCAAAGCGATTGGCACAAGTGATGCTTTGATATGGCTGGCCAATGATGGCACTGCGACTGTTTCGGATGCGCTTGTTAGTGACGTGCAAGCTATAATGGCTCAACCTAATTGGAAGCAGCTCGGCAAAACGGAAAACTTGTTAGTCTATGCAGATGTTATCCGGCGAGATCGAGAAATCAGGCCGCTGGCAATGGGCGGTTTCAGTATCGCAATGGATCGCGCTAATAGAACGGAAAATTTATCTCTGTGTGCAAGCGGCGCAAAGATGGTGTTGGTTAATCTGGTCGGTCACGGCGTGGCTAGCGTCGATGCAGCGCAGTTGCAAAAAGCAATTACGGATCGTCTAATGGCGTGCCGTGATGCCCAGAACAAGGTCAATATGGCAATTCAGCAGGGTCGCGTTAATTCCAAGAACGATGTTGAAGCGCAGTTCAATCAAGCACTGCCATAGGTGAAATAATGGCCGGTCCAGCCTATTACAGCGTCGCTATTTTTATCTCGATGAATGAGGATTGGGCGGTGCCATTCCAGTATACTTCAAGTGTGGGACCGCCAGCAGTGCCTATTGATTTGACAGGCTCAACACTGCGCATGCAATTGCGTAAACAGGAAAGCGATCATGAGGCTGAAATCTCAGTATGGTCGCCGAATAATGGCATTTGGATCTACGATGCCGTAAATGGCAAATTTCAGATCATCATCACGCGTGGAGCGATGTTGCAGCTGGTACCGGGCGATTATGTTTGCGATCTAGTGCGCACGATGACTACTGGTTATCAGGAGCGCATTTTTGAAGGCACTGCCACGGTGGTTGAAGGAACAACACGATGAGCGGTCCAGAGTTTGAACTTGGCGATAATGAGCCACGTATTCAATTGACGATGGATCCATCATCGCCAGTTCAATTAACAGTTTCACCACAAGGTCCGATGGGGCCACAAGGACCGCCCGGACCGCAAGGGCCTTCTGGTCCAACCGGCAATGTCGGTCCAGTGGGGCCTCCGGGCCAGCGTGGTGCGGTTTGGTTTACTGGCAGCGGTGCTCCCGGTGCGATCAGTGGTTCGATAAACGGTGATCTTTATCTTGACAGTGCCAGTGGTGATATTTGGCAATTGACTGGCGGCGCATGGGTCAAGGATGGCAACATTAAGGGGCCGCAGGGTTCTCCGGGATTGGGCGGTGGCGCTAGCGTCTACGTTCAAGACACGGCCCCGACTACTACAGTCCAAGGTGCCTTATGGTGGAACAGTTCCGACGGCAATTTGTACTTGTACTATACCGATCCTGATAGTTCGCAATGGGTGCCTGCCAGCCCTGTACCGGCTACAAATACATTCATTCAAAAAGCCGGTGATACAATGGTCGGACCGTTGATTCAAGCAGCTGATCCTACTGCTGCATTAGGCACGGCGACAAAGCAATATGTCGATGGTGTAGCGCGTACTGTAGTTGCTACCGGTCCTGTGACTGTTGCCAACAATGATCGGACCATTGCAATCAACAAGTCATTGAACGAAACTACGGCTGTAACCCTGCCATTAGCATCCAGTAAAACTGGTCCAGTTACCATCATAGACTGGAAGGGCAATGCCGCTGCCTATAACATCACTCTTACACCGACATCACCTGACACGATTATGGGGCAAGTGAATTGGGTCATCGCTGGAAATTATGCGGCTCTAACGCTGCAGCCAATCGCAGGCACAGGGTATGCGCTATGAAACATCTTCTCGCTTTATGCTTCGCTGCGTTGCTGTCAACTTCAGCGCTGGCACAAACTAGCGGCTCGGTTCCGGCCCATAACATTCCGACAGGTCTTGGCGTTGGCTTCACTGGATGGGGTGCAATCCCACCTGGCACGGCAGGACAGGTACTGACTTCGAATGGTGGAACATCTGATCCGACATTCCAGTCCGGCGGCGTGGTTCCAGGATTTGCATCAGCTGCGCAATATTTGGCTGGTGTATCTCCCAACACGATCATTCCGCCAAGCGTGATCTATCCGACCGAGACAACCACCACGTTCGGTGCGACCACGACATTCGATTTTTCGACCTTCATCAACACTGCGGTGACGTTGACGGCGAACATCGCCACGATGAACGTGGCGAATGTCACTGCGGGCAAGTCCGGTACGATCACATTCATCCAATCCGGCGCGGGATCGTTCACAACGGTTTTCAATTCGGTTTTCAAGTTCTCAGGCGGCACGGTGCCATCACTGACCACTGGCTCCGCAACCGCAGTTGATGTGCTTTCCTATACCTGTCGCAGTGCGACGTTCTGTGCTGCCGCTTTGCTCAAGGATGTGCGATGAATATTTTGTTAAGGAAATTTATCGCCTCTCTGGCAGCACTGGCACTGACGATCTACCCTGTAGCAGCCAATATGCCGGGGACGCTGCCGACCATTTTAGCTGTGGCTGCTGCGCCGATCCAGCAGCTTGATTGTTCGGGCGGCACAGTTACGGAATACGGAACGACGCGCGTTCACACCTTCACGACCAGTGGCACGCTGTATTGCGGCGGCGCTGGCAACGCCAACTATCTGATAGTGGCCGGCGGCGGTGGTGGTGGTTCTGCCGCCGCATCATTCGGCGCTGGCGGTGGTGGTGGTGGTGGCGTGCTCAGTGGCGCTGATGCGCTGGCAGCGTCAGCTTACGCAATAACGGTCGGACTTGGCGGCACCGCCGCTCTAACAACCGGCGGTTTACCCGCAGGCAATGGAGGCAACAGTGCATTCAATGCTCACAATGCGGTCGGCGGTGGTGGTGGTGGCAGTGTCAATGGTGGTACTGGCATCGGTGCCAATGGTGGTTCTGGCGGCGGCGGTACTGGCAGCACGACAACCCCACCAGCGGCGGGTACAGGTACTGCGGGTCAAGGCAGTGCTGGCGGCATCGGATCAGCAAGCCGTGCAGGCGGCGGCGGTGGCGGATATGGTTCTGTTGGCGGTGTGGCTTCCGGTAGCATTGGCGGTCCCGGCGGCACCGGCTTCTTGTCGTCAATCACAGGCGTGCAAGTTTGCTATGCGGGCGGCGGTGGTGGCGGTGGTAATGGCAGCAACGGCGGATTGGCAACATGCGGTGGCGGTGCTGGCGGTCCAGCAACAGGCGGTCAGGGTGTAGCAGGCACGGCAGGCTTGGGCGGTGGCGGCGGTGCCACCAGCCAGAATTCCACTTCCCAAACTAATGCGCCGGGCATTGTCGGTGGTTCCGGTGTCGTTATTGTTTCCTACACTATCCCGACATCTGTTCTCAGTTGCACTGGTGGTACTGTCGGGCAATGGGGCAGCTATCGCATTCATACCTTCACTGTCAATGGCACGTTGACATGTACTGGTGCAGGCTCGGCATTTTATTTGATGGCAGCCGGTGGCGGCGGTGGCGGTTCAGCCTCGACTGGCGGTGGTGGTGCTGGCGGTCTGTTGACTGGCTCGGCTTTGCTTTCTGCCACTTCCTATTCAATTGTCATTGGCGGCGGCGGCAGTGGTGGTTCCGGTGGTGCCGCCAATAATGGCGTCAGCGGCAGCAATACGACATTCAACGCGCTGACTGTAATTGGCGGCGGCGGTGGCGGTTCAGCAGCAAATGGCCTGGCTGGCGGTTCCGGTGGCGGCGGCGGTGGCAACAATTTTGCCGGCGGCGCTGGCACGTCAGGACAAGGCAATGCCGGTGGCAGCAGTACTCCTTCACCATTTCCATCCGGCGGTGGTGGTGGATGCGGCAGTGTCGGACAAAATGGTGTCGGCAGTGCATCTGGTAATGGTGGTGCGGGCTGCATTTCTTCCATCAACGGCATCACCACGGGCTACGCAGGAGGTGGCGGCGGTGGTGCACGCAGCGACGTAGGACCGACCACGCCGGGCACTGCTACCGCCGGTGGTGGTGGCGGCGGCTCTCCTGCTGCTGTTGGTGGAGTGGCAACGGCAAACAGCGGTGGCGGCGGCGGCGCTGGTGGTTATAACGGTTCCTTTTTTCCCGGCGGCGCTGGTGGCAGCGGCATCGTTATCGTTGCCTACACTGGCACGCAGCGATGGCAGATAACGACCCTTACTGCCTGCAATGCATGCTCTTGGACTGTTCCTAGTAACTGGAACAGCGGCGGTAATACGATTGAATTGATTGGCGGCGGCGCAGGAGGAAGCGGCGGCAGCGGCACTTATGATGGCGGCGGCGGCGGTGGCGGTTATTCGAAGTTGGTGAATGCCACGCTGACTGCGGGCGCATCCGTCGGGTACAATGTTGGCGCTGGCGGCGTTGGAGCAGTGGCTGCGGTTGCGACCTCGGGTGCCGATAGCTGGATTTGCAACAGCACGACAAATTGCGCGACCATTGCCGGCACAGCGGTAATTGCTGGTGCCAAGGGCGGCGCTGCAGGAACCTATGGCACCAGCATTGTCGGTGGAGCCGGTGGCGCTGCGGCAAGCGGCATTGGCACAATCAAATTCTCCGGTGGCCAAGGCGGTCCAACGGCGGCAGCCAATTACGTTGGCTCTGGCGGCGGTGCAGCTGGGCCGAATGGCAACGGAGCGGCTG